ACGAATACGACGAAGAGAACGAAAAGCAGCGCATCCGCATTGAGCCGATCTATGACGCCGACAGCACGGTGTTCTTCGATCTGGACGCCAAGCGGCAAGACAAGGCCGACGCGCGGCTCTGCTACGTTCTCACCGCGATGACCCGTGACGCATACCGGGCCGCATGGGATGACGATCCGACCACCTGGCCGAAGGGCATCGAGCAGTGGGCCTTTGACTGGGCCACGCCTGATGTCGTCTATGTGGCCGAGGTCTACCGCGTCGAGGAGGCGTCAGAGACCATCCGCATCTTCCAGACCATCGACGGGCAGGAAGAAAAGTATTCCGAAAAGGACTTCGAGGACGACGAAGAACTCGAAATGATGCTGGAGGCTGTCGGCACCAAAGAGGTCCGCCAGCGCCGCGTCAAGCGCCGCAAGGTTCGCAAGTACATCATGAGCGGCGGCAAGGTGCTGGAAGACAGCGGCTACATCGCCGGCGACCAGATCCCGATCGTGCCGGTCTACGGCAAGCGTTGGTTTGTGGACAACATCGAGCGGTGCATGGGCCACGTCCGTCTGGCCAAGGATGCCCAGCGGCTGAAGAACATGCAGCTTTCCAAGCTGGGCGAGATCAGCGCGCTCTCGACCGTTGAGAAGCCGATCTTCACGCCCGAGCAGGTGGCCGGCCACGAAATGATGTGGTCCGAGGACAACCTGCGGAACTATCCCTATCTGCTGTTGAACACCGTGACCGATGCCAACGGCGGTGAGGTTCTGTCCGGCCCGGTCGGCTACACCAAGCCGCCGCAAATCCCGCCTGCATTGGCTGGCCTGTTGCAGATCACCGAGCAGGACATGAGCGATCTTCTGGGCAAGCCTGACGCTGCCGAGGAGGTCGTCTCCAACGTCAGCGGCAAGGCTGTCGAACTGATCCAGCAGCGCCTGGACATGCAGACCTTCATCTACATGTCGAACATGTCAAAGGCGATCAAGCGTTGCGGCGAAATCTGGCTTTCGATGGCGCGTGACATCTTGGTCGAGCCTGGCCGCAAGATGAAGGCCGTGGGCGTCGGCGGTGAGTTGTCCAGCATCGAGATGGGCAAGCCGATCCTGAACGTCGAAACCGGCGAAGTGGAATATGAGAACGATCTGAGCAATGCCAAGTTTGACGTGGCTGTTGAAGTCGGCCCGGCCAGTGCCACCAAGCGCAGCGCCACGGTTCGGTCGCTGTTGGGCATGATCCAGCTTGCGCCCGATCCCGAGACGCAGCAGGTGCTGACATCGATGGCCATGATGAACATGGACGGCGAGGGCATCGGCGAGGTGCGCGCCTACTTCCGCGACAAGCTCATCAAGATGGGCGTCATCCAGCCGACCGAGCAGGAAGGCGAGAAGCTGTTGGCCGAAATGCAGGCCGCGCAGCAGCCCGATCCGCAGGCGCAGTACTTGCAAGCCGCCGCGATGGAAGCGCAGGCCAAGGCAGGCCAGGCTCAGGCCAACACAGAATACACCTTGGCGCGTGCGGAAGAGACCCGCGCCAAGACCGTCGAGGTGCTTGCTGGCATTCAGCAAAAAGAGCGCACCAACGTAGTGAACACGGCGAAGGCTCTGCAAGAAGCCGTCGCCCCCGGAATGCGGCAACCACCCAGCCGCACAATGTAATGGGTGAGAAAATCGCGAGGATCGCATGACTGAATTGGCAGAACAGATCGAAGAGGACTTTGAAGTCGAAACTGAAGAAACCGAAGTTGACGAGGCCGAGATGGCCGAAGGCGATGAGGCCGAAGCAGAAGACGAAGAGGTTGTGATTTCGATTGACGGGGAAGCGCCAGCCCCGGAGGAAGATGAGGAAGCCCGCGCCCCTGATTGGGTCCGGGATCTTCGCAAGCAGTATCGTGAAGAAAAACGTCGTGCCAAGGAACTGGAACAGCGTCTAGCGCAGGTCGAACAGCGGAACACACAGGCGGTCGCGCCCCTTGGACCAAAGCCAACGCTTGAGAAATCCGATTACGACACTGACCGATATGAGAAGGATCTTACTGCGTGGTATGAGAAGAAGCGCCAGCATGACGAGCGCGAGGCTGCCGTAAAGTCTGAACACCAAGCTGTTCAGAAAGAATGGGAGCGCAAGCTGGAAAGCTATCAGGGGGCGAAGGCCGGCCTGAAGGTGCGTGACTTCGAGTTTGCCGAGGATGTCGTCCAAGACAATCTCAGCGTCATGCAGCAGGGCATGATTGTGCAAGGCGCCGACAACCCGGCTCTTGTCGTTTATGCTCTGGGCAAGAACCCGAAAAAGGCGAAGGAAATCGCTTCCATCACAGATCCCGTGAAGTTCGCCTTCGCGGTTGCGAAATTGGAGACGCAGTTGAAAATCTCGAACCGTAAGGCTCAATCGTCACCCGAGCGCAAGATCAGCGGCACTGCCCGCCCGTCTGGCGCGGTTGACAGCACCCTAGACCGCCTGCGGACTGAAGCAGAAAAGACTGGCGACTATTCCAAGGTTTTCCAGTATAAGAAGCAGAAGGCCAAGGGCTAACCCCCACACATGAAGGACCGCTAAAATGGCTAACGCTTTTTCAAAAGAAGAACGAGTTGCCTTTGAGAACATCCTCGAAGGCTTCAACGATGCGCTGGTAATGTCGCGCAACGTGTCGGTTTACAACACCGACGGCTCGATGATGGAACGCACCAACGACGTGATCTGGCGTCCGCAGCCCTACATTGCGACCTCGATCAACGCCGCACCGCGCACCGACATCTCGGCCAGCTTTACGGACTACACCCAGCTTGCAGTTCCGGCAACGCTCGGTTTCAACAAGAGCGTGCCGTTTGCTCTGGACGCTCTGGAACTGCGCGACCAGCTTCAGGAAGGCCGCCTTGGTGACTCCGCAAAGCAGAAACTTGCTTCGGACATCAACGTCGCCATCATGAACGTGGCTGCCGCTCAGTCCACCCTCGTCGTGACCCGTTCCGGCTCTGCCGGCGGTTACTCGGATGTGGCCGAATGCGACGCTGTGTTCAACGAGCAGGGCGTGCAGATGTTCGACCGTTATCTGGCGCTGTCTTCGCGCTCGTATAACGGCATGGCGTCGGATCTCGCTGGCCGTCAGACCATGACGGGCAAGCCGACCACCGCCTATGAGCGTTCGTATGTCGGTGAAGTCGCTGGCTTCCAAACCTACAAGATGGACTATGCCAACCGCATCCTGGGGAACACCACCCCGGTCGGTGACATCACCATCAACGGTGCGAACCAGTACTACACCCCGCGTGCGACCTCGACCGCAGGCTCGGGTGAAACCAACAACGTGGACAACCGCTATCAGTCGCTCAACATCACGTTGGCTGCCGGCGCTGTTGTGCGTGTTGGTGACTGCTTTAAGTTGGCAAGCGTCAACGCGTTGCACCACATCACCAAGGGCGACACTGGCCAGGCCAAGACGTTCCGCATCATCTCGATCACCTCGGGTGGCGGCACTGCAGGCAACAACACCGTTGTCATCTCCCCGCCGATCATCTCGGCTCAGGGCGGCACGGCTGCTGAATTGCAGTACAAGAACGTCTCGGCCACCCCGGCCAACGGTTCGACCGTCACCATCCTGAACGTGGACAATGCCGACATCAACGTGTTCTGGCAGAAAGACGCTCTGGAAATCCTGCCGGGCCGTTACGCAATCCCGACCAACGCTGGCGTTGACGTGATGCGTGGCACCACCGATCAGGGTCTCGAGCTGGTGATGCAGAAGTTCTACGACATCAACACCGCCATCACGAAGTATCGTATGGATACCTTCTTCGGCGTTGTGAACAAGCAGCCTGAAATGTCGGGCATCATGCTGTTCAATCAGGTTCCCTGATCTGTTAGCATCGGGGGCGGGGAAACTCGCCCCCTTTCACCTTTGACAATGGGATAGCACCATGCCGCTGACAAAAGGTTACAGCCGCAAATCCATCGGCAAGAACATCGCGATGGAAGAGAAGTCTGGCAAGCCGCGCAAGCAGGCCATCGCCATTGCGCTGAATACCGCGCGCACCGCCGCTATGAAGGCAGGCAAGCCGTCCAAAGCACCGAAAGGCAAGAGCAAATGACCACCATGCTCTACAAGTCGCCCGGCCCGTTCAAGCGCAGCGCAAGCGAGACGTTTGATCTGTGCATCGTGGACGACAGCGAGATTGAAGCCACCATCAAGGCAGGCTGGCACTACACCGTGCGCGAGGCTATCGCAGCCGCCAGCGGTGTTTCGCAAGATCCTGAACCCGAGGCCGAGGCCAAGCCGAAGCGTGGCCGCACGCGCAAATCTGAGGCTGAGTGATGGCATACACCAAGCGCGACATCGTGAACCGGGCATTCGAGGAGATCGGCCTTGCGGCCTATGTCTATGATCTGGCCCCGCAGCAGCTTGAGGGCGCCTTGCAGCGCCTTGATGCGATGATGGCAACTTGGAACGGCAAGGGCATCCGGCTCGGCTATCCTCTGCCATCGTCCACGGCTGGCAGCGATCTCAACCAAGAGATCGGCGTTCCCGATGACGCGCTTGAAGCTATGCACCTCGGGCTTGCTGTGCGGAT